CAGCGGTCACGGACAGAGAACGTGTGCTGAGCAAATTGCGGGGCTGGATGGATGAGGCAGAGCCAAGCGACAGCGTGAAGGTGCGAGCGGCTGAGCTGCTGGGCAAGAGCGCCAACCTGTTTGCTACTGACATCACCGTCAGCGACAAGCGAGACAGTGGCAACGTGGCAGCAGAGATCGAGGCAATGCTGCTTGCTGCTAACGAGTCAGCAGAGCCGAACACTGACACATCCACAGAGGTGCACTAACGCATCTGCACAGTCGCACTAACGATCTTGCACAGTCGCACTAACGAACTGGCTGAGGGGCGTTGGGGGAAGAACTGGTCTCTTTTTCCCCTACCCCACCCCCCCTGTCACGCTGGCGGCATCACCATTCCATTACATAGTAATCCACTCAAACAATTACCAGCTTTTCACTCTTTTCCCATAAAAATGCCAATCAAATCAATGGCTTATCTCCTTTTTTTCCTCAGAAAAAGGTCTAGGAGTCCCTGCCAAAAAAAAATTTATAAAAAATTTTGAAAAAACCGTTGCTTTGCTTGTCAATAGCCTTAATATGCTAAGCTACAGAAATAATTGACGGAGTAGCACCTCAGTCAGTAGCCACTCGTCAGTAGCAACTCGTCAGTAGCCACTCATATTTGTTTAAGCAATGGCTTTCTTATCAGTAGCCACCTAAGTGAGTAGCTACTCCGTGAGGGGCTACTCATAAGAATAAGTAGCCCCTTATAGATGCAGCTACCTAAAAAAATAAATCCCAATCTCTTGGGAAATGTTAAGAACCTGCCCATAGAAGAGCAGGAAAAGCTTCTTAACCTAATAAAAGAATTAAAAGACGCAGAAGAAAAGGAACAAGCCAGAGATGGTTTTATGCCTTTCATTAAGCGTGTATGGCCTGCTTTTATTGAGGGCAGGCATCATAAGATTATGGCAGATGCCTTTGAGCGGGTTGTCAATGGTGATCTTAAAAGGCTGATCATTAACATGCCGCCAAGGCACACCAAATCGGAATTTGCTTCTTATTTACTTCCGGCTTGGTTCTTGGGCCAGTACCCAGAGAAAAAGATTATCCAGACAGCCCACACCGCAGAGTTGAGTGTCGGCTTTGGCAGAAAGGTTCGTAACCTCGTTGATAGTGAGGATTACAAAGATATTTTTCCGGCATTAGCTTTACGGGCAGATTCAAAGGCCGCTGGGCGCTGGAGTACCAGCAAGAGCGGGGAATACTTCGCTATTGGTGTTGGCGGCGCTGTTACAGGTAAGGGCGCTGATCTTTTGATCATAGATGACCCCCATAGTGAACGGGAAGGCCAAAGCGCAGATCCTGCTGTTTTCGACAAGGTTTATGACTGGTACACATCAGGGCCAAGGCAGCGGCTTCAGCCCGGAGGGGCGATCATCATTGTGATGACCCGCTGGCATAAAAGAGACCTGACCGGCAAGATTATTAAAACATCTGTCCAGCGAGAGGGGATGGATGACTGGGAGGTGATCGAGTTCCCCGCCATTATGCCCTCTGGCAACGCATTGTGGCCTGAGTTCTGGTCTTTACAGGAGTTGGAAGCACTAAGAAGTGAACTTCCGGCACCCAAATGGAATGCCCAGTACCAGCAAGACCCCTCATCAGAAGAAGGGGCACTGGTCAAAAGGGAGTGGTGGCAGAAATGGGAACACAAAGAACCGCCCGTCTGTGAGTTTATTATCCAGTCATGGGACACCGCTTTCTTAAAAACCCAGCGGGCCGACTACTCTGCCTGCACCACATGGGGTGTTTTCTACAAACCCGATGATGACGGCACCACCCAACCCAACATTATCCTGCTGGATGCCTACAAGGAACGGCTGGAGTTTCCAGAGCTTAAAAAACAAGCAATGGAGATGTATAAGGAATTTGAACCCGATGCCTGCATCGTTGAAGCCAAAGCGGCGGGTACGCCTCTTATTTTCGAGTTAAGAGCAATGGGCATCCCGGTAGGGGAATATACCCCTTCAAGGGGCAACGACAAGATATCAAGGGTTAATGCGGTATCAGATCTCTTTGCTTCTGGCATTGTCTGGTGTCCAGAGACCCGCTTTGCAGAGGAGGTGATCGAAGAATTTGCGGCTTTCCCTGCTGGGGAACACGACGATCTCGTTGACTCCTCTACTCAGGCGCTGCTTAGATTTAGGCAGGGAGGGTTCCTTCGTTTGAACTCTGATGAAGAAGATGAGCCGTTCTATCCAAAACGGGCTGAATACTATTAAAGGAGAGAAATTATGCCAAAAGTAGGAGATAAACATTTCCCGTATACAAAAGCGGGTTATGCCGCTGCCGCTAAAGCTAAAAAATCCAAGCAGGCAAAGGGCTACAAGAAAGGCGGCGGGGTTTTCGTTTCCAGCGGCGCTCCTATCCCCAAGAAGACCGTTGCCAGAGGCTCTGGCGCAGCAAGAAAGCAGTACTTCAGGAAGAACGGCTAAATGGCTATTGATCGCGCCCTAAGCACACCCACACCTGTCGGGCAGGACATGGGCGAAGTAGAGATTGAGATAGAAAACCCGGAATCGGTTTCTATCGAAACAGAGGATGGCGGCATCCTGATTGACTTCGGCCCTGAAGAGACCAATCTGGAAGCAGACCACAACGCTAATCTGGCAGAATTCCTAGACCCCAGAGATCTTGGTTCGATTTCATCTGAATTAGTGGGCCAGTTCAAGACTGACAAGGAAAGCCGCTCAGATTGGGAAAGATCCTATATCGACGGACTTGAACTTCTTGGTCTCAAGAATGAAGACAGAACGACACCTTGGGATGGGGCTTGTGGCGTGTTTCACCCCCTCTTAACTGAGGCAGTGATCCGGTTTCAGTCTCAGGCGATACAGGAACTATTCCCTGCCAGCGGCCCTGTGAGAACCAATATTGTCGGTGTTATTGATGCCGAGAAGGAAAAACAGGCCCACAGGGTACAGAACTATCTGAATTATCTTGTCACAGAGAAGATGACAGAATACCGCACCGAAACAGAGCGGATGCTATTCTCATTGCCTTTGGCTGGATCTGCTTTTAGGAAGGTCTACTATGACCCGACAATGGGCAGACCGTGCAGCATGTTTGTCCCCGCTGAAGATTTCGTTGTTAGTTACGGTGCCCCGGATCTGGCAACCTGCGAACGGGCTACCCATGTCATGAAGAAGAGTCCGAATGATATTCGGAAGCTTCAGGTCTCAGGATTCTATCTGGACATCGACTTGGGTTCGGCATCCTCTGACCCAGACAGAGTCAAAGAAAAGTACAGCGAACTAACCGGCGACAACGGCAGCTATGAAGCTGACTCAAGGCACACCCTGCTGGAGATGTTGGTTGATTTAGACCTCCCCGGCTTTGAAGATACACAGGACGGTGAGCCAACAGGGATCAGTTTGCCCTATGTGGTTACCATTGACCTGTCATCAGGTGCAATTTTGTCGGTCAGGCGCAACTGGTACGAAGAAGATCCCATGAAAAACAAGCGGGAACACTTCGTTCACTACCAGTACATCCCCGGATTAGGCTTCTATGGCTTCGGGTTGATCCATATGATCGGCGGATTAGCCAAGTCTGCGACCTCATTGCTCCGGCAACTGGTCGATGCAGGCACCTTGTCCAACCTTCCGGGTGGTTTGAAGGCCAGAGGTCTGCGAATCAAGGGTGATGACACCCCAATCATGCCCGGAGAGTTCCGAGATGTAGATGTTCCCGGTGGCACCATCAAGGAAAACATCAGCTTTCTCCCGTATAAGGAGCCGAGCGGTGTTTTGTACCAGCTTTTGGGCAATATTGTGGATGAAGGCCGGAGATTTGCCTCTGCTGCTGACGTAAAAGTTGCGGATATGAACGCAGAAGCGCCGGTTGGCACCACTTTGGCGATTTTAGAGCGGTCAATGAAGGTCATGAGCGCAGTTCAGGCCAGATTACACGCATCAATGCGCTCAGAATTGAAATTATTAGCAAATCTGGTGCGAGATTTCGGGCCAGAGGCGTATCCCTACGTTATGGACAGCGAAATCCCTGCTTCAGAGGATTTTGACGACAGAGTTGACATTATTCCGGTCTCTGACCCCAATTCGGGGACAATGGCCCAACGGATTATGCAATATCAGGCGGCATTACAGCTATCTGTGCAGGCCCCGCAGATGTATGACCTGCCATTACTGCACCGCCAGATGCTGGAAGTGCTAAACATTCGTGATGCAGACAAGATTGTTCCGACAGACGACGATATACCGCCGACAGATCCTGTTTCCGAGAATATGAACATTATTACCGGCGATCCGGTTAAGGCATTCATCTATCAGGATCATGAGGCCCACATACAGGTTCACATGTCGGCTATAGAAGACCCCAAGATGCAGGAATTGCTGGCACAAGCCCCCGATTCAGGCATGATTCAGGGGGTATTCTTCGCTCATGTGCAGGAACACGTTGCCTTCCAGTATCGTCAGGAGATCGAGAAAGAGCTGGGAACCAAGCTGCCAATACCGGGAGAAGAGCTACCGGAAGACATCGAGTACAGGATAGCGGAACTTACCGCACCAGCGGCAGCTCAGTTGCTGGGCAAGCACCAGCAAGAACAGCAAATGCAGCAAAACCAGCAGATGATGGAAGACCCTGTGGTGCAAATGCAGCAACGAGAGTTGCAGCTTAAAGAGATGGAAGCACAGGGCAAGATGATGATGGAGCAGGCAAGGATGCAGCTTGATGCTCAGAAGGCTATGGCGAAGGCAAGCCTAGACCAAGAGAAGCTTAGTCAGGAAATGCAGCTTGAGCAGGCTAAATTGGCGGTCAGGATCTCTGAAGACAACGACCAAGGTCAGCTAGAAAGCAAACGCATCGCCTCAAAGGAACAAGTCGAAGGCGCGAAGCTAGGCGTTGAGATTATGAAGGATATTATGCGTGAGTAGCTTCTCTGAGAACAACCTGTTTGAGCATATTCGGAAAATTATCAGGCTTCAGATGAACGAACACGCCGACCATATCAGCGGCGGGGGTTGCAAAAACTTTGAAGAGTATTCAAAATGCTGTGGTATTATTGAAGGGTTAGCAATAACGGAGCGAGAAATACTCGACCTACAAGCGAAATACGAAGAATCATAACGCCGCATAGGCGGTGCAAGCGACTCTGGACGCTTTTTCCAGTGCAAAGGAAAGCCTAATGGAAGCATTAGTAAAAGAAATCGAGACAGAAGAGTCTCGCAAGGCGAATCAGTTGCCTGATCCGAAAGGATATAAAATTCTGATCGCGCTGCCAGATCCTGAAAAGGAATTCGATGGCGGCATCCTCAAGTCTAACAAAACTCTCTACGAAGAGGAGATCGGATCTATCGTTGGGTTTGTCACCAAAATGGGGCCAGACTGCTATAACGATGAGAGAAGATTTCCATCTGGGCCTTTCTGCTCAGAAGGGGACTGGATCTTGATGCGCTCTTACAGCGGCACAAGATTTAAAGTCCACGGAAAAGAGTTCAGATTGATCAATGACGACAGCGTTGAAGCTGTTATCGAAGATCCAAGGGGGATTGTTAAGGCATGAGTGAGCAACAGGTAGATGTAGAGCGAATGTCCGACGAGGATAGATTTTTTGGTGTACGCACCAAGATAGGCGGTCAGCAGGAGGAGCTTGTTGAAGAAGCTGATGATGGAGCTGTTGAGGTTGCATCGGAAGCAGAAGACGGCGAACTGACTGAAGACGAACTATCTAAGTACGGCAAAAAAGTCCAGAAAAGGATTAACAAGCTTAAATACGATTCTCATGAAGAGAGGCGTAAAAGAGACTCTGCGGTTGCCGAGCGGGACGAAGCTTATCGTGTCGCCCAGCAAATCGCAGAAAAGAACAGGGAGTATGAATCCCTGATAGGTAGAGGTGAGCAGGCTTTAATCGGTCAGATTAAAGAACGCGCCGCGCTATCTGTTGAGCAGGCTAAAGAGCAGTACCGTCAAGCTTACGAGGAAGGCAACACAGATAATGTGGTTGAGGCCCAGCAAGCTTTGAACAAGGCAACAACGGAGCTAAGTGAAGCTGATCGTTATGCCCAGAGTGCTGCGAATCAACAGGCTCAGCAGCAACAACAGGAGCAGGCTTGGGCGCAGCAGCAACAGCAGTTCCCGCAGCCTCGACAACAACCGCAACAACCGCAACAACCCGACCCTGAGACTCAGGAGTGGGCGGCGGGAAACCCTTGGTTCATGGCAGAAGGTCATGAGGCGATGACCTCACTTGCTTACGGCAAACATGCAGAGTTAGTGAATCAGGGTGTAAAGCCTAATTCTCCTGAATATTTCAGGCAGATTGATGAAACGGTTAGACAAGCGTTTCCAAATTATGATTGGCAGGTTGGGAATTCCCAGCAAGAGCGAGCTTCGACTGCCGGTCAGCCTTCGATGGTGGTGGCCCCCACAACTAGAAATAATGGGGCCAAACCTCGCACAGTGAAGCTTTCGCCATCCCAACGCTCTCTCGCTAAGAGGCTGGGATTAACGGACGAACAATATGCCAAATATGTTTAATTGGGAGATCACCAATGGCTGAAGAGCGCACCCCTAGAGATGTACAAGAAAGAGATAGTGATGTCAGACCAAGCGATTCTTGGAAACCTGCTTCTGTAATACCCGACCCCGAGCCACAAGATGGCTGGGTTTTTCGTTGGGTCAGGACAAGTATTCTAGGTCAGACAGATGCAACTCATACGTCCAGAATGTTTCGGGAAGGTTGGGAGCCTGTAAGGTCTGAAGACCATCCAGAACTCATGCTGGAGTCCGATATGGGTTCTAAATTCAAGGGCAACATTGAGGTTGGCGGTTTGCTTTTATGCAAAGCACCGGAAGGAAAGATGCGGGCAAGATCCGAGCATTTCCAAAAGGTGGCTGACAACCAGATGGAGTCTGTTGATAACAACTATCTCAGAGAAAATGACCCTCGTATGCCGCTCTTAGATCCTGAGAGAAGTACGAGGACAACATTCGGCAGAAACTAACCCTTGGGTGGGGTGGTTTCTTAACATAGGAGGTCATATATATGGCTACTTCTGCTACCCCAAATGGGGCGGAACCTGTTAACACGCTAAGTGCTAGTGGTTCGTACTCCGGTAAAGTAAGGCACATGAAGATTGCTAGTGCTTACGGCACTGCTATCTTCTACGGTGATTTCGTCAAGCTAGTTGCGGCTGGCACGGTTGAGAAAGCCGCAGTAACAACTGCTGTTGTTGCTGGTACGGTTGGTATCTTTGTGGGATGTTCCTACACTGACCCATCTACAAGTCAATTAACATTCAACCAGCAATATCCTGCCTCTACAACGGCTTCGGATATTATGGCGTATGTTGTTGACGATCCTAAGTTAGTGTTCAAAATGCAGGCTGATGAAGCTATTGCCCAAACGGGTCTTGGCAACAACATCTCTGCGGTTAGCACAGCAGGATCAACAGCAATCGGACGTAGTAAGAACGCCTTAGACGGCGGCTCTATTGCTACGACAAATTCACTTCCACTCCGCGTCCTTGAGTTTGTAGAAGGCCCGAGCAGCACGGTAGGCGACACCTACACCGACTGTCTTGTGACCTATCTGCCCTTGAGTCATGCGTATGAAACCAAGCTAGGAGTCTAATCAATGGCTATTTCAAGAGCGCAAATGTTGAAAGAACTCCTGCCGGGGCTTAACGCCTTATTTGGTTTGGAGTATGAAAAGTATGAGGACGAGCATGATCTCATTTATGAGACTGAAAGCTCTGATCGTTCTTTTGAAGAGGAAGTAAAGCTTAGCGGCTTTGCTGCCGCCCCTGTGAAGAATGAAGGTTCTGCAATCTCTTATGATTCAGCACAAGAATCCTTCACGGCACGATACAACCATGAAACGATTGCTATGGGTTTTGCTATAACCGAGGAAGCGATGGAGGATAACCTCTACGACTCGCTTTCTGCGCGATATACAAAAGCTCTGGCACGGGCAATGGCTTACACTAAGCAGGTCAAGTCTGTTAACCCGCTGAATAACGGTTTCACCAACTCCTACCAATCAGGTGATGGTGTTAACTTGTTTACAGCAAGCGGTGACGGCGTAACCGGCGGTGACGGTCACCCTCTCGTTTCAGGTGGTAAAAATGACAACCGTCCTTCAACGGCGGCTGACCTCAACGAAACATCTCTGGAGAATGCAATTATTGATATTGCTGCCTTCACAGATGAAAGAGGTTTGTTGATCGCTGCTAGGCCAAGACGTTTGATTGTGCCGCCCGCTTTGATGTTTACAGCAGATCGTTTGCTTGAAACAACGCAGCGAGTGTCAACTTCAGATAATGACATTAACGCTATCCGCAACATGGGAGCAATCCCTGAAGGGTATGCAGTTAATCACTATCTGACTGATACAAACGCCTTCTATATCATCACTGATATACCTAACGGGTTGAAGCATTTCGAGCGTACTTCGCTGGAAACTTCAATGGACGGTGACTTCGATACGGGTAACGTGCGCTACAAGGCGCGAGAGCGTTACAGCTTCGGCGTATCCGATCCTCTGGGAATCTACGGATCTCCCGGCTCAAGCTAAACACTCGGGGGGCTTTGCCCCCCTTTTGTTTTAATCCTGACTGAGTGTTTCATGTGAAACCTTAGACACTAGCCACGACAGGAGAACCTAATGGCTAATTCCACTTTTTCCGGGGCAGTACGTTCCGAGAATGGATTTAAATCTATTACAAAAAATTCCACTACAGGTGCAATTACTGTAGAGGCTACTTACGACACTCGCCCTAATTTTCGGATCACGGTAGACAATTCCACCTTTAATACGGGTGGTGCTGTTACAGATACGTTAACTATTGACGAATCCGGTACGCTGTTTAATGTTGATGGTACTGGGGATATTGTTGTCAATATGCCAGCACTGTCCACTGCTAATGTAGGAACTACTTATGAGTTTCTGGTAACGACAGCGGTAGGCGGCAGCAAAACAGTTACTTTTGTTCTGCCGGGATCTGGGGTTTCAAATTTCTATGGCGCACTTTCTCTGATGGGCGGTACAGCGGCTAATCCTGCGAGTGATGTCGCCGGGGATACCCTGACACTGGTTAACTCCACAGTTGTTAACTCCAGAGTTTCTTTGACTTGTGTTGCAGATGACGGAACCAACTCAACTTGGAAGGCAGAGGCACTTGCTTCCCCGATAGCAACTATTGCTTAAACTGCAAATTGAATAGCTGGTTGCGGGTATTCTCGCAGCCGCTGTTCTGTTGCATATAACCCTATGGGAGCGAGGTGTACAAATGGCTGATGCAGTAGCCACACAAACAATACAAGATGGCGGCAAGACCGCTATATTTCGCTTTACCAATGTCAGTGATGGCTCAGGTGAAAGCGCAGTAACTAAAATAGATGTTTCGGGCTTATCGAGCGACCCAATGTCTGGTGCCGCTTGCTCTGGCGTAACGATTCAAAAGATCTATTACTCCACTATTGGTATGGGCGTAAAGATATTTTTTGATGCCACGACTGATGTCCTTGCTTGGCAGCTTAATGCTGACTGGGCAGACACAATAGATTTCACTGACTTTACCGGCATTCCCAATAACGCGGGTTCCGGCAAGACAGGTGATGTACAGTTTACTACTGTGGGCCATTCTAGCGGCGATGTGTACAACATCGTTATGCAGGTATCAAAGAGTTACGGCTAATGAAGTCTTCTGAGGCGCGTAAGAAGAAGAGGAAAGGCTAGATGGCAACGAGCGGCACATATACGTTTGACCTTGATCTTGCTGACGTAATGGAAGAAGCCTTTGAAAGGGCGGGCACAGAACTCAGGAGCGGCTACGACTACAAGACAGCAAGAAGAAGCTTAAACCTGCTGATGCTTGAGTGGCAAAACCGTGGCCTTAATCTTTGGACGGTTAGAAATACAACCCAAGCCCTGACGGCTGGGACAACCGCTTATGCTCTGGATGCTGATGTTTTGGACATTGTAGAGGCATCTATCAGGACAGACTCTGGGAGTGTCACAAGTCAATTTGATCAGTCGATGACCAGAATCTCTGTTAGTGACTACTCACAGCTTTCCAACAAGCTGACCCAGAGCAAGCCCCTTCAGTATTACGTTGAAAAAAAGCCAGAGGGAATTACCGTTCATCTTTGGCCTTCCCCTGACAGCCAAGAGACATATACCTTTGCGTATTACTACATGCAGAGGATAGAAGATACTGGTAGTCCCGCATCCAACAACATGGATGTCCCTGCCAGATTTTTACCCTCTCTAGTGTCAGGTCTTGCCTATCAGCTTAGCATGAAGTACCCAGAAGCTGCGGCTAGAGCGCAGCTCCTTAAAGCCGATTACGAGGAGCAGTTTACTATTGCTGCGGATAGCGACAGAACCAAGGCTTCTCTCTTTATATCGCCGGGAGGTTATCAGTTTTGAGCAGATTCTCTAAAGGTGATTATGCTTACGGCATTTGCGACATGACCGGCTTCAGGTACAAGTTAAAAGATCTTGTGCCCGAGATTGTTAATCAAAGACCCACAGGTTTCCGCGTTGGGAAGGATGTTGTTGACAAGGATCAACCTCAGTTACAACTGGGGAAGGTTAAGGTTGATGACCCCAGACCCTTGAGAGACCCAAGACCAGACAGGGCGGCTGATGAGAGTCGAGAGCTTTTTGCTTGGAACCCCGTTGGTGGTGGTGATGCAGCTTTCGGCAGTGTAACGGTCGGTCTGGACATAGAGGCAGAGGCTGGCAAGGTAACTGTAACGACGAGTTAAGGAGAACATTTGTCATGGCAAAGTTAGAAGTTTTTCAAAACGGGAATTTTTCTTCGGGAGATCCTGCTTACCAAATAGGCACTAAATACAAAGACGGCGAGTACGGCGAGTACGGCGAATATGACATTGTTGTTTTTGACCCAATGACTAAGAGCCAAGCAGAAAAAAGATTGGCTGAAATGCAGCCTGCCGTGGCCCCTAAGAAGAAAAAGGTGAAGTTTTTGGACTCGCTTACTAAAAAACCGGCCCCTAAAAAGAAAGCACCTAAGCTAAAAATACCCTCTAAGGCTGAGCTTGAGCTTCTTACTAAAGCAGATCTGGAAAAAGAAATGCGTAAACATGGGTTAGAGCTGGATCGTAGGGAGACTAAAGGCGCTCTTATCAAACAATCTGTAGCCTTTTTAAAAGGCAAATGAATTATGGCTTGGACATTCACAACACTTAAAAATGCGCTGCAAGATTACTTAGAGACCACTGAGACAACCTTTGTCAGCAATTTGCCGGTAATCATTACGCAGGCAGAAGACAGGATACTCAAGTCTGTACAGCTTCCAGACTTTAAGAAAAACAGCACCGGCTCTATAACGAGCGGAACCGAATATTTGACAGCGCCATCAGATTTTTTGGCCCCTTATTCCTTAGCTGTCGATAATAGCGGGTATGAGTTTTTGCTCTTTAAAGATGTTGGGTTTATCCGAGAGGCTTATCCGTCTAGCTCAACGACCGGGACACCAAAGTATTACGGACTGTTTAACGCAGACAGCTTTATTCTTGGCCCAACCCCCAATGCTAGTTTAACGGCAGAGCTTCATTATTTTTACAAGCCAGAATCAATTACAACTGCATCGGCTGGCACAAGCTGGCTGGGAGATAATGCGGAAAGCACACTATTGTATGGTTGCTTGCTTGAGGCTTACACCTTCTTAAAGGGAGAGCCTGACCTGTTGCAACTTTATGCGACCAGATATGAGGATGCCCTTGCCAAGCTTAAAGGGCTGGGAGAAGGGTACGACACCACAGATAGTTATAGGTCTGGCGCTGTCAGGCAGGCGAGGCTGTAATGATTGAGTTTTCTAAATCTGAAGCTGGAAATGTTGGCGTGGTAACAACAAGCAATGGCGGTCTTTCGACAGACCACTGGGCTGAAAGAGCTACGAATACTATTGTTAGCGTTGGCTCCCAGAGCCATCCAGCTATTGCGGAGCAGGCAAATGCCTTTAAAGAAGATGTATTTCATGTAGTAAAGTATTACATGGAACAGGCGGTCAAAAGCAGCAAGACAACAACGATTGCAGAGCTTGAGCAGTCTGATTATTTTGATATGGCAGAAATTCTGAGGAAAATGTAATGGCAATCACACAAGCGGTCTGCACTAGTTTCAAGCAGGAACTATTGCAAGGCATACACAACTTTACTAACGGTAGTGGCGGCGGCACAAGCACCACTACGGGATCTGGCAACGCATTTAAGATTGCTTTGTATACCAGCAGTGCTTCTCTTGGTGCTTCGACTACAGCTTATAGCTCTTCTAATGAGGCCAGCGGCACTGGGTATAGCGCGGGAGGAGCGGCGTTAACCAATGTTACACCGACGACCTCCAGCACCACCGCTCTTACAGACTTTGTTGATGTAACTTGGTCAAGCTCCAGCGTTACCGCAAGAGGAGCGGTGATTTATAATTCTTCCACTACGGGAGGATCGGCAAACAGGGCAGTTTTAGTATTAAACTTTGGTTCTGATAAATCTTCATCGAGCGGGGATTTTACCATTACGTTCCCAACCGCTGATTCAAGTAGTG